TCTTCTCGCGTTCGTCCATGCCCTCCTTGGAGCCAGACTGGACGCCCACCACCATGTCGTAGCCGAGCTGGCGCAGGCGGTCGACCACGCCGGCACCGATGCCGACCTCGTCCACGTAGACCACGTCCGGCTTCTGCTCCCTGATCGCCCGGGCCACGGTGTTGGCCACCTTCATCAGGTCGCGCTCGTAGAACCGGGTGATCCTCGGGGCCATCTTCCGCCCCTGTCGCATGATGATGACGTTCCGATCCCCGCCCTGACGCGCTACATCGACGCCCATGAGGCGCGGGTGGGCACGCGGTACGTCACGCCACTCGATCTGCCGGCGGCGAGCCTCGGCCACCCTGCCTTGGTCTATGTACTGGTTGGCGGCCGAGCGGGGGAACTCACCACGGACGCGAACACGGAAGAAGTCGGAATCCTCCCCGTGATCCTCCATCCACTCCTGAATCTGCTTCAAGTTGGCGAACGAGACCGAGCGCGCATCCAGTGTGGCGATGTTCCAGCGATGGCGCAGCTTGTTGCAGATGTCGAAGAAGCCACCCGTGGGCTCGACCGGGTTGCCGTAGGCGAAGAAGAAGCACTTACCCGTGGTCAGCGCTCCCTCGATGGTCTCCCAGATTACCGGGGCGATACCGCTGGACTCATCGAACCCGATGAAGACGTAGCGCTCGTGCGTGCCGGCGAATGCGGACGGGTTGGACTCCGACCACGGGATGGCCGATGCATACCATGTCTCGGGCTTGCCCTTGTGCTTGTACCGGGTCGCGCTCCACTCGAACATCCAGCCATTGATGGCCAGCTCCTGCCACTTGCGCAACTCGCGCCACGTCTTGGTCTGGAGCTGGTTCTCGGTCGACGCGGTGATGACAGCGACCCCGTTGGGATGCGTGGACTCGAACCAGTGGACGAGCTGGGCGAACCCGGCCGTCTTGCCCACGCCATGGCCGGCAGGGCGCGCGTATCTGTAAACTGCGTTGTAAACCTTGCCGGCTTTGTGCGCCGCGATCTCGTTTACTTCGTCACGCAGTAGCTCGGCCTGCAGCTCCAGCAGGGTATTGAATTGCCAGTCTTCGAGCTGGCTGTGCTCCAGCGGGGTATCAGGTATCCCCCATGGCCACATGGTCAGCGTAAAGTCCAGCGGCCTGTTCTGGAAGGAAACAATCCACGCAGCGAACTGGTCGGCCTCTTCCTTGGAAGAGAACACGGGCTCCTTCAATCCGTAGTACCGACTCGCGTCCATCAGGCTCGCTTCAACCACTCGTTGGAAAGCCGGCACAGGCCAGTGGCTGCCGATGGATTATCGTCGCGCACGTACACGTTGACCGTGGAGTGTCCGTGAACCTCGGTGCGCACCACGGCAACACGGCCGCAGTCGCGCATCGTGTTGAGGCGAGCCTTTACTATCCGCATAGTGATCCCGGTGATCGCGGATAGCTCGGTCGAAGTAATCTCTCTCGGCCCAATGGCATCGTAGAGAATTTGCGAGTGAGAGATCATTCTATAATCCGATACGACATAATGTCACCACCAAGCCCGTCGTGGTGCCACTTTAGACTTTCAGCGAATCCGATTACGGGACGCTCGCTAGGGCCAAGGCGAAACTCAATCTGGACCTTGGTTCCAGCAGCGACCGGTCTACCGCCACCGTTATGCACGTACCACATCTGGCCATCGCGATACTCAAACTCAATTACGCTTCCAGCGACCGCAGGTTCCGGCTCCGGGCTATCCACCCATGCCCGCGCCGGAAGATCGAGCCCGTATTTGCGCTCGGCAAGTTCCTGCAGGCGTGCCATTGCTCTCCACGCTACCTTGGCTGCGTGCAACGTGCCGTCAGTGTCCTCGTCTTCCCCGCCCTCCAGATGCTTGAGTATCTTGTTGTCGTGGTCGGTTGACTTTCCGCGCGACCAGTGCATCGGCTGCTTACCGTCATTGTGCTGACGGTCTCCGACCAAGCTGACGTTGGATACCAACGCCATTGCATCCGGGAAGTAATGCAGGAACCCATCAGCCAGCGGGAAGTTCTCGCGTCCGAGCACGTCGATCAGTCGCTTGCTCATGCCAGAACTCCAGTGACAATGTTGCTCAGGTACTCAAAGAACCGATACGAGGTTTCCTCAAAGCTGTTGTGCTTGATTGCGGCCCCACCAGCGGCAATCCACTGCTCGCAGTTCTTCCCGTAATCGTCGATCAGCAGATCATTATCATGGCCCATGTACAGGTACTTGGAACGCGAGCCGGGAACCGGCGTTACCGTCAAGCTCTTCCCAAAATGCCTCTCGACGACACGTCTCTTCTGGGTAGCGAAGTTCTCGAAGGTTGGCGCGTCGATATGAGGACATGCCGTCAGGATGCGCTTCACGAAAACAATGTCGCCCTCTACCGGGCGCGTAGTGGCCATATACAGGAACTCGTGCGCCCCCTCCATCACCGGCATGGTGTAGTAAAAGTCAGGGACGGATGCGATCAGCTCGCATATCTCCCTGCTCTCCATCTCATTCGGGTCGCGGTCGAAGCGATCCTTGAAGTGGTCGTCGAAGTTGAACACGAATCCATCCGCGTCGAAGTTCAGTGTCACGATTCTCATTGGCTCTCTCACTTGGTCACTTTGAAACGGAAACCCACGGCTCCCTACTGGTTTTGTTCAACGGCTCGTCTGCCCATATCGCCTCGCGGAATGTCAGCCCACGTACCGGGTGTGTCAGCCATAGCGCCTGCTGTGCCGGCTCGCAGCCGAAGCCCATTCGCATGGCGTACTCGTTGAATCCCGGGAGACATCCGTTGACGATGATGCCGTCCAGATATCGTAGCTGATGCCAGTGGCCCATGGCCATCCAGTCGTAGCTCTGGCCCATGGCACCGTACTGCTTGCGCGTCTTCATGTCGCCGCGCATCCATGGCAAGATCGGGCCGCAGATACCGTTGCCACCCGTGAACTTGTCGCCATGCGTTAGCAGGTAGCCGGTATTGTAGATGCGATACGACGCATCATCACCATCCGGAATCTGGAAGGTGATCTTGTCCTTGTACTTGCTCTCGGCGATGGTGCGCGCGAGGAACTGGTAGAGCATCCAGTCGAAGTTGAGCTTCTGGCGCTGTTTGATGCGAGGCTTCTTGTCCAGCCTGCCGTGGTTGCCGGCGACGCAGGGTACGTGTAAACGTCCAAACTCATCGGCCAGTGCGTACAGGTGGGGGACCAGTGCATCGTGGACCGAGATGACGGACTCGATCACGGTCAGCTCGCCTGTCTCGCGCAGCTCATCATGGATCGCACCGTCCACCATGTCGCCGCCTAGGATGACCACCATGCCACCGAAGAGGCCCGGGGATAGGGTTTCCCGCAGCAGACGGACGGAGCCCTCTACGACGCGAGCCAAGCGCTTCTTGGCGATGGTCACGTTGTAGGAGTTGATGTTGTTTACCTGCTTAGGAAAAACCACCTCGCCCCAGTGCAGGTCCGAGAGCATGAGGGTGGGGATACCGTGGACCGTACCCTTGCCACTCGGCTTCGGCAGCAGCCACGCAGGGGAATCCGGCGTGATAATTCGAGACCCGATGGTGCCGATCATCTGACGCAGTGCCGCGACATCGGAAGACTCGGCGGACAGGCGCTTGTTCTCTTGTTCCAGCGATCTGTTTTGACTCTGCAATTCCTTCAGCCTTGCCGCCATCCCTGTTTGGTCGAACATGTACAGCACGCCGCCGTAGTTGCACTTCTTGCATTGGCCTCGCCCGGTGCTGCCCCTTACACCGACACCTCCACACTTGGGACATTTCAATTCGGTAGTCATGGCTTCTTCCTGTAGTTGTCGGCCACGCGCTTGGTGAAGTGATCTACCAATGCATCGACGCCGATATCAAGTGCTCGTTCGATGCCTGTGTAATACCCATACACCTCGCCGAATGTGTTGACGTTCGCAATGAAGAGGAGTTTTCCGTCGTCGATACGGAAGACATCGGTAGTGCCACTGACGCGAGACTCCAGCTTGACCTTGATCTCGGCTTGGATCACGAGCCATTTGATGTCGTCTTCCAGCGAACGGTACGACATGGCCCAGACCCCTTTTGTTGGTTATCTGAACAGCGATCCTAGCACAAGCATGGCGAATACGACCACAACCCAACCGCCGACCGGCGGGCCGTAGCCACCGTACTGGTAGCGCCTCCGTTTGCTGATTCTGTTGAGCCTGCGCCTTGACATTTTCAGTTGAGCCTGTCAGGGCCTTTCGGCGGAGATGCATCGAGCAAAGCCACCAGACCCATCTCCTGCGGCAGCATGGTAGCCAGTGCGTCCAACACCAGTATCCGCATGATGGACGCACACTTCTTGTCCGTCTGCTCCAGCCGGTCGGCCACGCGCATCAGAACTTCCAGACGGAAATACCTGTCCAGCGTGTCGACGACCGGACCCTCGGCGTCGATCAGCATGTCCATGTCGTCCTTGAACCCATCGTAGACCGCGTCCGCAATTGGCCACGCCTTGTCTAGGTTCAATGAAATCCCATTGCCGGCCGCCTGCTTATCGAAGTCCTCCATGTCGCAACCGATGGCCTCGGCCAGCGCGCGGCGCAGATAGTGGACGTGACCACACGGAGCCTTAGCCAGATTCGGATCGTCTTTCTTGATTGTCATCTCTTATGCTCTGAAGGAGTCTTTCGGGTCAGGCTTCTTGGCTTTGAAGTGTCGATACATGGCCGCAGCACTGAACCTAAACCAGAACAGGCTCCACGCCACAAGCCAGCCCGTATGCGCGTACATGCCAATGATTGCGCCGATTGGCTGCACCACCAGCGCGACGTAGTGCGCGATCCTCGTAAACTTATTCACTCGCCTCTCCTCCACTTGGGTGGGCGACCAGCACGAACCCATGCGCGTGCGCCCGGGGCTCCGGCTTGCCTTGCTTGTTTCTTCAGCGACTCGAACTCGTCGAACGATCTGCAGCCGCACTGCTTGGCAAACTCTTTCATCGCCTTGTGTCTGGCCACGATCCCGGACAGATACTTCTCCGCCCCGATCTTGATCTGGTCTGGCAGCTCGTCCACTGCAGCGCGCCATTCCTCATACGGTAGGTCGCGGTGTATCCGCAAGCCTTCGGTGAGCCCGGGGTATTCGCACTCACTCATTTGCCAGTTCGTCGATCAACGCGATGACAGAATCCTTGTCTGGCCCGGTCGCCGCCTGCCGTAGCACGTTCGCGTAACCGCGCAGCCGCACGCGCTCTATGTCGCGGTTGGCGATGGCCTTGGCTTCCCATGAGTAGGCCTCGATCCATGCCGTCTGGCCAACGTCCTGCACCTCGACGGACCTGTTCGTAGCCAGCGCCACCTTGATGGCGATCAGGCCGTTGAACGTGATGAGCTTCTTCATGTCAAGGCCCGTCGTACTTGACGAGGTTGCCGTTCTTGTCTCGTGCGCCGGTCGGCTTCGGCACGGTGTGATCCATCTGGAACTTGGGTCCGGGGCGGCGATCCAGTTCGTGCAGCTCGCGGCGCATCGCCTTCGTGCTGCGACCCAGAAACTTCAGCTTCGTGCTCTTCTTCATGACTTGATTCTCTTCGGCGGAGGGGCGTAGTGGACTGGGCGCTTCGATGCCTTGGTGCCACCGTTTACAACTTTGAATCCATGGTACGTGATCGAGTCGATCACTGCGCCATCAGACAGATTCTGCTTCGCGAGATGTCGAACCTTGCGATAATCCGCATCATAGAGCTGCAGCTTATGGTCGCCGCTCTTTTTCGCGAAGATGGCAACCATCGCATCAAGTCCGGACAGGAGTCGATGGAAGTCGGTTGGAATTTTCCAGTGCGTGATCTCGTAGTCCATCATTTCACCCTGAATTTGCATCCGCAGTCTTCGCACTCGAACTCTTCGCCGCGTACGTCGCCCTCCTGCTCACCGGCGCAACTGCACTCCGGGCAGTCATAGTGCGTGTAATGGTAACCGGTTGCTTCCGGCAGATCGTCGGCGCTCATTTCCCTAGTAACCCAGCCAGACCACCAGCATTGAGCTTGTCGCGCTCGGGCTTGTGACCTTCAAGATAGAGCTTAATGAAAGCATCCAGCCTCGGTCTGAATCGAGCCTCCCACGCGAACTGGTCGGCATCAGGAAGAACGTACATCTCCTTGTATAGCTTCGGCCCAAAGTGGGTGACGAAATACCACCCCGGCCAGCCGGTAACGAAGATGGAGTATCGAACCTGATCCTCATGCTCTGGAGGAAGCTTGCCGCGCACCATATGGGCAACGTATGCGTTGTAGGTCCCCTCTGTCGTCGGACTTTTGATCTCGCCGCCGCCAATCCGTCGCGGGGGAACGACGTGACTGGCAGACGGCAAGATCAAACCCATGTCCGGGGAAACCCCCAGAAGCAACCGATATGGATGTGATGTCTTGAACCCCTTGCGTTTAAACATTACGAACTCTGGCGTGTCCAGCTCCAGCTCTGGGTGTCGCTCCCAGAACTTTCCGGCTGCGACCTTCTCCTGCTCGTGTCCGAATCCTCTGGCCCCTGTGGAGGCCTTGGCGAAGTCAGACCCATCGTCTGCCCAGAGTGCCGCTACAAGGCTGTCCCACGCCCCCTCACCGCCGCTCATGACGACGCGAGCAACGGATGCCGTGATGAGTCCGGCGCGAGCCTGCCCGTGCTCAAGCCGTCCCACTGGCCTTCTCCTTCGCCTTCAGTGCCGGGGTGATGACCTTGTTCATGCGTTCCACCAGCCGGTCAACCATCTCCTGCTTGCGCTCCTGCGGCACGGTGTCGGCTCCGTCCGGGTAGCCCATGGCATGAGCTGCGCGGGATACCCACACCGGCCGCGCCTTCGGCGGCACACGTTCCAGCTTGGCCTCGATCTCGATGATGTCTTCCTCGGTCAGGCACAGAACTGCGACCACTTCCTCGTCAGCCTTGACGTTGGCGTTGAACTCCATGGGAACGATCTTGTCCATCTGCGCCATGACCAAGTCGACGTGCTTGTCGGACGGCCAGTGCTTGGCCCCGCGACGCACGACGCACTTCTTGCGCATCTCGTTCTTGAATCCACCCATCCATGCCGGCGGCACCTTGCCCTTATTCTTGGTTACCGCTGCATTGAAGCATGCTTCGACATCATCGGCGGACATGTACTCCATGTGGCTCTCGCCGTTGTGGAACTTCGCGAGGCAGTACACGCCCTCGAAGTCGCCGCGATCCTTGCGCGCCGGTACGTGCTTGAACTGCGCGCCAGAGCTGTCAGTCCAGCGCTCGAACGTATCGTTCTCGTAGACGATATCGGTCTGGACCAACGTCACCTTCCCCGAGCGCAGGACGGACTGCTCCATGCCGATGTAGCTGGGGCATAGCGTGACGCGCGGCGAGTCACCGCCGTACGGGACGAGGTAGGCGTGCTTGGTAGTCGGACTCAGGGATAGGCCGAGCCGCGACGCATCGAGCAATGCATCGACGACTGAGTCTGGATTCTGCGAGGCGATGTCTCGCAAGTAGTCGTTCTTCGGATCGTTGAGGATCGCCAGCGCGTAGCGCTTCTCGGCGGTCCACTCCAGATCGACGACACGGCCAGCGTTGAACTTGGTCGCGACGCCACGGCCGAGTGCGGCCTCTATGATCGCGATATCTTTCCCGGTGTCTTGCGCCTTGCGAGCCATTACGAAACCTTCTCCTGTTCCATCACTGCGTCGAACTGCTCGCGCAGGTACACCGGCTGGATGTTGCGAGCCCACGGCTCGTCGTCGAGATACCTTGGGTAGGTGTGGCTAAAGTTCTTCACCCACTTGCCAGTGTAGGTGCGCTCTTCGTAGGTGTAACCATGTGGCTCTGCGGTGGTCATGGCTGGCTCCCTCTGGTAAACGTTAGGTGCCAAGGGGAACGATCCCTTGTGCTTCATCTCTGTACGTGATCCGTCGATCACTCCGTGGAACTTAATCACGGTTTCCGGACTATTGCAGCTCCAGCGCACCCATCTAATTTGATCCACGGTCAAGGTCATTTCATGATAATGCCCTCACTTTTACCGCTGCCTCAGAAGGTCAGTGGCCGTGGAGTAATGACCTTATCACTGTTGACCTTCTCCGTCAACACTTACGAGCTGCTGAGTTTGCTGTTCGATCAACTCAGAATCGGTGCCGTAGATTTCGTGGAACAGGCGGCTCCCGTCAAGCAGGCTGGGGCCGTACACCCGGGTCAACATCTTAAAGTCCATGCCGTCCTGCGGCGTGTTTGGCTGCGGTTGGCGGCGATGGTGCCACAGGCACAGGCTGTAGCCGTGGCCGTGGCCGATGCGGATGTTGCCGCTCTTGACGTGGTTGTACTCGCAACCGTAGATGATGAAGTTCTCGCCGTCGTGGCGTCTGGCGAACCACACAAGGCACGCCATGCATGGTCCGTTCTTTGATCGCTCAACGCGGCGAGCTTCTTCGGTCGTCATCTTCCTGTTCCCGGGCCTGCGCTTTTTGCGAAACGATCTCATGCGACCCATTCGACAACCCTGCCAACGATCATGCGCTCGATCTCGTCGACCGATAGCGGGTTCATGCCGGGGTACAGGCGCTTGCGAATCCATCCAAGAAAACCACCATTGCCGCGCGCTTCCTTGCCGCCGTCCCAGTACATGCGGAACTCGCCTTCGTCCATCAAGTCGAACGCGAGGGACAATGGCTGATTGCTGACCACCCGATAGAGTAGGTTTCCTGCGTTGTCGCGGATGTCTGATCGCGTAACGTCGCAGCCGATGCCACTTTTCTCTTGCACCTTCTTCAGCGCTGCGTGCGCGTCCAGCCCTTCAAAGTCGTCAACGTTGTCCGCCAGCCATCCGCCAAGCCTGTGTACCAGCCGCCAGAAATGCGCGTTGCGAACCTGCTTGATCTCGGCCTTCCATTCCGATCCATCCGACATGCCACGTTCCCGGCACTGGCGGGAAGCTTCCTCGTCCATGGCAAACATGCCCAAGCGGACGGTGCCGTCTTCGAGCTTGGCCTTGCGCACCACCCAATGGATGGGGGCGTACTTGCCTTTGCGCACAACCCCACGCTTACTCATCGTCGCCGGCCTTGATCCACCACCGCTCGGCGCGCTGGCGCGACACTACGATGAAGCCGTCGATGCGCAGGTCAGCATGCTCTGCCGCAGTATCTAACGCATCGTCGATAGCGGCGCTGGCCCATGGGCGCAAAGCGGCCATCGCTTCTTCGGTGAACGCATCGTCGTTGCCGATCAGCTCCTGCATGCTCTCACGCATGAGAGATACAAGCTGATCGAAGTCGAAGAAGTCAGACAGGGTCGCCTCGCGCACCTCTTCCACAATGATGGCCGCATACTTGCCGTCGAGCGAGCGCTCTGCGGTAGCGCGACCGATGGCATCAATCAGGGCCTCATCTCCGGTCGAGCGGAACTCGATGTTCGGCAGCTCGTCCTCGGCGTAGGCGCGGAACTGGGTTTTCATGTCTTTCGCTCCGGTTTGAAGAATGGCGTCCTAGGACGCGCCGGCCCTGTACTGAGCGTGGTTTTCGCATCAGCCAGTAGCTTTACCGTCCTATATAGCTTACGTGTGGTGTCAGTGTCAAGTTTCTCCCCACGAACCATTGCGGCAGCGACAATCATCAGGAAGGTGGCCTCGCGGTCCAAGTTGTCCAGCGCTGCCTGCCACTTGGCGCGCATGAACTTCTCGTGCATGTCCGCGCGCTCCTCGTTGGTCATGTCCTCCTTCATGGTGTTGGCGTACAGGTCTTCCATCGTCAGGCCGATGGCGGTAAGCACGCTGGCGGCGCTGCAGCCGGCGAAGCAGTTGAGCAGCACGCGGCCATCCCTGCCCTCGCAAATCGACAGGGAGGCGCTCCCGTCCTTGTGTGCGGGGCACCGGGCCACCCAGCCCTTGCCTGCCGTGCGCACCTTGTCGAGGCGCAGCAGCATAGCGTTTACACGCTCGTTATCACTGCCGGCTCTTGGCATGGTGGATCAACCTGTGTCGTATGTAGTTTTTGGTTTCGACGGATGGCACCAGCGGCTCCATCATGTACCAGTCGTTGTCAGGCCACTCGCCAAACTTGGCCTGAAAGACGCGGGCCGCATAGCCTACCTTCTTTTTCTTGTCGAGCACCCAGCCCAGCGCTTCCAGATAGAACCGCTGTTTGTCCATGGTGGTGATTACGTCGTCGATCTCGGCCATCTGCTTCTGCGTGAGCGACACCAGCTCGGCTTCGAGGTAGTCCTTCATCTTGCCACGTAGCTCGATCTTGGTGCCGCAGTACGGGCAGTACAGTTGGCCAGCGAACACCTTGTGGCACTCGCTACAGGTGAACGATGCGCGGGCCTTCTCACGCTTCTCCTTGTCCTTCTCGATGATCTCTTTGCCGGCACAAAGCTCCCATGGCACGTTGCGATCAAAGCGACCGTGACGGTAGAAGTTGCCGGCGTGGTCGAGTATCAGGAAGCTTGGCTTCTCGCTCGCGGCGATGGCAGCCAACCTACCCTGCACGTCATCAAGGTCGAACCCCGACGCGAACACTGGTCGCGATCCTCGCCCCTTCTTCTGGATATCCTTGCCGATACTCTTAGTCGGGCCTGCGTCCACGATGCACGAGATGTTGACGATATCGGCACCTTCGGTGTAGACGCCGCAGTTTGTGATACCGTCGATCTTGTGCGCGCGTAGCGCCTTGATCGCATCATTACGAACGTGTCCGGCCGTGTCGCCGTCGATGTGGACGAAGTTCAGTCCGACCCTCTTGAACTCTTCAGCGATGGCCATCGAGTGCTTCACGCCTGATGCGAAGACCAGCGTTGGCTTGCCGCTGGCGTACTTGATCCAATTGTCGACGATGTCGCCGACCAGCACCTTCTGATTCAAGATGCGGTCGAGGTCTTCCTCACTGAAGTCTCCACCCTTGATCTTAATTCCGGACAGGTCTGGCACGAACGGGATGCGATATTCCGGCTTGACCAACCAGCCATTCCTGATCGCGTCTACCATGGTGAGTTCGGTAACCATGTGCTCGTACGTCGGGTACAAGCCAACGCCATCTGCGCGGATCGGTGTAGCGGTAGGGCCGAGCACGTCAGCGCCTCCATCCTTCGCCGCTTCGATCAGCCACAAATACGTCTTGCTCATCGAGCGATGCGCTTCGTCCACCACGAGCATCGTACCGGAGTCCAGCTTGATCTTTCCTCGCTTCACCCATGACCGCAGCGTGTCGACACTGGCAACCTGCACAGCCTTGCCCGGGCGATAGGTGTAACCAGCCATGACGATGCCGGGTTCGATCAGGAACCCTGCCACCTTGTCGGCTGTTTGGAATACGATCTCCCGGCGCGGGGCGAGCACCATCTGCCGGCCGTCGCCCAGCTCGTACCGATTGCGGAGGACGCGAGAGAAGGTAACAGTTTTCCCGGTTCCGGTCGGCTGACATAGCAGCACGGCCCCCGTCTTCGTCGCCATCAGCTCCTCGCACCGATCAGCGGCACGAACCTGATAGTCGCGACACTCGATCACGGCTCTTTCAATCCAGCCCAAGTGACCGGACCATCCTTAGCCTTCTCGCGCTCCATGCGTTTACGCGCATACCGGGCACACACACCCAATTCTGCAATGATCTGTTTCATCGAGTAGGGTTTCCCTTCGATGTTGTATGTAAACGCGCTCGCGATTCGCGCCCCGCCAGTTTTGCGGTAGGCGTCTTGAGTCTTCATGGTTCCGTACCCTACAGTAGAGAGATTCCTAAAAGCAACAGCTCTTGATCTGAAGCTCTTTTGCTTTTACTGCTCCATCTCCTCGCGTCGCTCTTTGCTTTTCTGCGGAGATGCTGGTGACCTGATAGAGGGTGAGTTTAATAGCACGTTTTCCGCGAATGGTGGTAGGACGAAGTCACCACTAGAATTAACTTCACACTAGCGTGGTTTGACGGTACACTTACCTTGTGCTAGGGTTCCGAAAACCGGACACAAACCATGCCAATGCACAGCTTGAAAGAAGAGAGCACGGTCTTCACCATCAATGGGTTCCTCCGGGGGCAGCACGGCCAATTCCGCATCGTTGTGCTTGCCAAGGATCGCTACAAGGCGGCCGAGTACATGGGGTTGGTGAGCGACATTGGCATCACCGTGAGCAGGGATACGCGGGACTGGAAGCATTACGACGAGACTACCTCGATTGGCGACATCTTCGTGACCCCACTTGGAACGCACAAATACATCCCCGTCGATGCGGAAGATATCGAGCTGTGATCGACGCACGAGAGAGCTGGTGGCCCGACCGGGCGTACACGGTGCAGCTCATTGATAGGGCACAGCGCGCCGCTGGATCGCGCAACAAGCTGTGCAAGCTGACCGGGATCGGCCGTATCCGGCTGCTGTACGTTGAGTCTGGCTACCGGAGGGTTGGCGACAGGACTCTGCCGGTTCGCATGTCTTTCGCGGAGCAGGTAATCATGGAGGCGGTATGCCAAAGCTCAATCTGAAAGAGCTGGAAGCCGCGATCACGCCGGCTGCAGAGCCAGCGAAGATCAGGCTGCCCAAGCCCCAGCAGGGGCGCATGCAGCGCGTGCTGTCGGCCCGCCTTGTGGCCAGTGAGTACCTTCGCAACGGGCTGGACATCAGGGCCGCATACGAGTCCGTGACGCACAAGCGGTACACCGCCTCGCGATTCAACGCGATGATGACGGCCGGCAACAGTTTCATGGAAGAGATCAACATTGCGCTGAAGACCGCCGATGTCGAGAAGAACAAAGTGCTCGCCCTTCTATGGGCTCAGGCCACTACGTCACCGCTGGACTTCATGGACGACAATGGCGTGATCCTCCCTATTGCCACGCTGAAGAAGTTGCCGCGCGAGTTTCAGGCCCTGATCGAAGAGGTCAAGGTCACTACCACGTACGTGCCGGTGCGCGATGACGACAACAAGATCATGAAGGACAAAGACGGCAAGCCGCTGCTAAAGCCAGAGCAGCACGTCCACCTGAAGTTCCCGAGCAAGCAGGCCGCACTGAATACCATCGCCCAGATCGGCAAGATGGTTGGTCCTGCCGTGCTCAACAATACGACCATCAACATGTTCTCCATCGGCGCAGCCATGGCGGAAGCGGATGCACACCGTGGCCGCCTGATGGAGGAGCGCGCCAGCCGGGTAATCGAGCATGACCCCAAGCCTGAGTCCTGATGCCACGCGCCTGATCGCGAGGCCGACATTCTTCCGTGAGGCCCTGATGACCCTGATGCTGCAGGAGCGGATCACCGCCACGGAGTTGGCCGCAAGAATGGGTGTTGACAGGCAGCGAGTCTTCCGCTACCTTTCGTTGAAAGTAAAGGGTACGCACACGAAGTCTGCCATGACTCACCGCTACCCTGACCAGTACCTTGTCGAGCTGATGCTTGACAGGGAGAGCAGAGATAGATTAATCAAGCTTCACGCTTGGGAGAGCTGACATGGCACGTGGTGTAAACAAGGTTATCCTCGTCGGTAACCTCGGCAACGACCCTGAGACTAAGTTTACGCAGAGCGGCACGGCAGTGACCTCTGTCAGTCTCGCTACCTCATCCGTCTGGAATAACAAGGAAGGCGAGAAGCAGGAGCGCACCGACTGGCACCGTGTGGTGTTCTTCGGCAAGCTCGGCGAGATCGCTGGTGAGTACCTCCACAAGGGCTCACAGGTGTACGTCGAGGGCGAGATTCGCTACGACAAGTACACCGACAAAGACGGCAACGAGCGCTACTCCACCCAGATCATCTGTGACGAGATGCAGATGCTCGGCGCGAAGCCAGATGGTGAACGTCGCGCTGCGCCAACACGTCAGGAGTCCGCGCCACGTCGAGAGGCCGCACCGGCCAAGTCCAACGACTTCGCCGATGATTTTGCAGATGATGACATTCCTTTTTGATGGACGCTATCGCCGCAATCATTGACGCCTTCGCTGATGCATTTTTTTACTACATCGCACTGGCCGCCATCCTGTCTACCGTTGTCGGCATGATCTTCGTTGGACTGATCTACTGGTTCCTCATCCGTGGCGGGAAGGCGTGAACAAGAACGGTCTCATCATGATGGAGCGATCCGTCGAAGTCATGGTCTGGGCATTGCAACGCCGGACCCCGCCATCCAGAGAGGACATCATGACCCGGTGGGGTGTCCATCGTTCCACTGCACACAAGTGGCAGACGTTCCTCGTTGATATCCACAAGCACTTCGTCATTTCTCCAAGAGATCACTGATATGAAATTGGACCCTCGCAAGAAGAAGATTCTGCTCTACGCTGCCCTCGTACTGGCGGCATTCCTCGTACTGGCGGCGTTGTCGTCTGGTTCCGCCAGCGCTGCCGTACTCGCCCGCGCCACCGACCCCGCCGGCTCCGGCAACTACGTGGATGCCACCGACGAGCTGGGCAATTGTCCCGCCGGCTCTTACGTTGCCGAGCTGCACACGTCTGACGGCAAGCTGGCCAACGCCGGCTGTTGGGTCATCTCGTTCGATCAGGACGGAGCCCCGGTATCGGTCGATGTGATCTACGAAGCCGCCCCGGAATCCGTGTTCTCGTACCCGTTCGAGGACTTCGTCCCGATGGACCCGGCCGCAGCGGAAGCGAATGCGACCGGAACCACCGCGATCCCGACCGAGACCCTTGAGGCCACCGTCGATGCGATCATCGCGACGCACGAGGAGCAATCGCAGTAATGGCCACGAAGAAGGCCGCGTCCAAGGAATTGGCTCTCGCGAAGCGAGAGCCTGATACCTATAAGGCCATCGTCGCGATTGCCGATCTGGCTGGCCCCTTTTCCACTGAGGTAAACGTCACGTATGAAAACATCGACAAGAGTGTGGAAGTTCTGGCTCGCGTTAGAGAAGCGAATCGCAAGCTGGATGCACTCTTCGATGCAGAGGTCGAGGCCCACAAGAAGGCCATCAAGGCAGTCGAAGCGGAGCGGAACGCACTTCGAGGAAGGCTGACCAAGGCCGACGATGCAGTGGCCGAGCGGATCATCGCCCTGTACCGCACTGTCAGCGACAGGGACGCGCTGGCGAAGCGGATGGAGGGTGCCATGGGCTCCAGCGCCACCATCGCCCACCGCAGCGTCACGGTCGTTGTAGAGGACGCGAGCAAGGTTCCTGACAAGTACGTGCGCGCAGTCCCGTCACGTGCCGAGCGCGTCGACACCAAGGCCATCGCCGCAGCCGTAGCCGCTGGCGAGACCGTACCGGGCGTCAAGATCGACCCCAACTATTACCTCACCACCAGAGCATCGGAGATCGTCAAGTGACCAACAGGAAGGTAGCGCCGGCCAAGAAGCCGACAGGTAGCGACGGCGAGTACATGCGCCAGTATCGACTGCGCCGCAACGAGAATGTATACTCACGCATCGCAATCAAGTCAGCCAGCTACCTGACTGTCGAACAGGCCGAAAAGATCGAAGCCAGCATCAACAAGATGATTGGCTGGAAGTGAGCCCTGAGCAAGCGTTGGACCAGCGGAGTAGTGGTGCTAGGCCATTTTGGTGCCGAACCATCGCGGTGATACCGCCAGCGTGGCAGACCCACTGGTGGGGAAGCTGCTCAGTCCATGGAGAGCGTTGACGGAAGTCGACTGGCGTCCATGGTGACACTCGGGAATATTAGCCGGGAGCTTTACGTGGTGCCCTCATCATGATCCGACCACGCGGCTGATGGGGAACGTAACTTGCTTGATGCGGTGATGAAGGATGCGGAAGGCGGTGTCCCAAAACAGCAAGACAGCCTCCAATGATTTTGCGGTAGTAGCTCAATGGCAGAGTTACAGCCTTCCAAGCTGAAGATGAGAGTTCGATTCTCTCTTACCGCTCCAACTTTAAAACAGGAGAACGCCAATGATTATCTAGTGTCCACATAGGAAACTGATGTCATGGCTCGTCCCGCAAACGGTGCCCTCAAGAAGGGCAAAAAGAACCGCAAGCACGGCCGCAACAAGAAGGCCCCTGCAATGCAGAGTTACAACGCGGAAGGTCGCGCAGCCAAGAACAAGGCTCGCAATATCCGTAAGGAGGCTGCCCGTCAGGGAAAGTAATCACCAGCACTGAAGGCCGGCATTGGCGTGCCGGCCTTCTTCTATTCCATGGTCTGTTGAGCTTGGGCGATGAGCATGCCCAGCAGCTCCACCAAGTCTTCGTTCTTGTCGATCTTGCTCAAGCCTGCGCTGGCGGTGAGCACATGGACGAACTCATGCCAGAAGGCATGCCACCGCACCGATTCGCACGGATCGTCCCTGACGCATATCCTGCACTCGTGAGTGAGAGTGAGTCCAAGGGGGACTTCATTGCCCTCGCCACCGTCGAAGAGCGTGTCCATCTCTTCCTTGGAAACAATCGTTACCGTCCACAGGTGACAGCCCATGGAGAACCGAGTTGGGATTTTCATGGCTCATTTTCCGATCAGTGGACCGGGATTGGCGACAAGACCGACTACGTCTTGATGTTTGAACTTGAATGGCAACGCGACCGCAATGGTGTGTGGCCCGATCCCGGCATAGCCAGTGATGACGCCGACCACCCGGCCCTTATCGTCGAACACGCCGGAGCCAGAATCGCCGGGGGCAACGAGCATATCGAGCACCATCCAGTTGCTGATACCAAGGTCCATGTTGGGCGGGTTCCATCTATCGTCGTGGTATCCGGTTACGGTGCCGCGCCGGAAGAAGTCTTCAAACATCGAGTTGCCGAAGATAAAAACGGAAGAGCCAATAGGTGGACGTGGCCCGACTTCGGCAGTGTTCCGGAAGGTGTGTCCCTTCACGACGATCAGCGAGTGGTCGTTGCCGTCCGCGATAACGCGCGACACGGCCATGATCTTGCCGTCGAAGCGAACTAGTGTGATCTCGCCGTGGATGCAGTGGGAAGCGGTGAGTACGACGTTGCCTTTGGGCGAGTCGATTGCCGTGCCGCTGCACCTTCCGTCGTCCATGCTGACCGCTGCGCGGCTGGCGTACTCTTCGGGTCGGGATAATCCAGTGCCTGCGACAGACGAGAATGCGGGCAGGAGGATGAGGGCCGAAAGCAGGACAGATTTGAAGGGTCGCATGACCGTCTCCTGAACTGCTCCCAGTTATAGCACGATTCTACCCCGAATCAGTAGTTCATGAGGGCCAGATACGGGACGGCCTGCTTCATCAGGGCGTTCTTCGTTCGCGTCAATTCATCCATGGCGGCCCGCTTCTCTTCCGGCGTCATGTCCGAACTCATGATCCGGCGCTGCATGGTGTTGATCTCGGATGCGGCCTGCTGGAAGTCGTGCAGGACCGGGCGCACCGTCAGGGCGTCCATGCGCTTGCCTGTGAGGCGCTGGGCGGCCTCCAGATTACCTTGGTTGACGTAGGCGTTCATCGTCCGGTACGCGGCGTCAGCGTCGTCCAGTGCGGCGTAGAGGTCATCGGCGTACTTCGAGCTGGGCTCCAGCTCCGGATCGCCCCGTACGAAGCTCCCTGCCACGCTGCCGAGCACCGGGATGTCCCGGACGCTACCTATCGCGGGTGCCTCTGGGAACGCGCCAGAGACCCGTAGGGCGGCGTCTGAGGCCTGCATGAGGTAGCCGCCTATCGTGCCAAGGTAGGCGCGCATGGCGTGCTCCATGCGGACGGGCGACCGCAACGTCTCGGGGACGAACCGGCGCATGCTGTCCGGCACGACTTGGTCGATGATGCTGGCCCCGGCGCGGGCGGTCTCGCTGGTCCACGGGTTGTACTGGGCGACCGGCTCCAACCCCTCCAGCTCCTGCCCGACGATGGGGCGGTTGGTGAAGAAGCTGCGGTTGGCCCACTGCTCGACGATAGGTTTAAACAGTTGCGGCGTAGGGTTGAACGCGAACGTATCCATGAGGGCGCGCTGGATCGAGATCACCGTGGTCCGACCCTTGTCGTTGCCGGCGGCCAGACGCATGGCGCGCTCCGGCAGCGTGGCGAACATGACGCCAACTTCGAACGGCTTGGGGATGGAGTAGTGCTTGTCGCCCACGAAGATGTGCCAGTACGTGTCTTTCTGGTAATCCGGCAGCTTCTCGTAGCGCTCGTCGCCGCGATTCTTCAGGGCCAGCGCCATCGAGACGCCGAACAGGAACAGCCCCTTCATGAAGAACGCCATCATGGCCTTCTTCGGGTCGCGACCATCCAGCCCCTTGGCTCCCTTCCACAGGCGGTACAGGCCTTGGATGCGGGCATTGAGGAACGGCACGGTGCGGATCAGCAGTTGCGCCGCGACGGCGTCGCCAGTCTGCGAGAAGTTGAGTACGTCCTGCGCCTGATATGCAGCTTCCGCCATGGAGCCACCGCGACGGAGAACGGCCTTCGCGATGGCCATGCGATTGACTTGCTCCGACACCATGCCGATCTTCTTGTATGCGTCGACCAGCTTGCCGGGGTTGTCCAGCACGCTCGCGCCAGCCACGCTCTTCATCACGTCGCCGAAGTCCTGCGTCGGGTTGTAGAAGCCACCCGTCATGCCGCCAGTCATCGCGAGATCGACGGCGAGACCGGACTCCATCCATACCTCTGCGGCACCCTTGGGCGCATCACGGAACGGACGGAAGCTTTCGTTGACCACGGCCCACGAGGACAGCGTGTCGCGCATCCAGTTGCGAGCCATGAACGCCGGATCGAGCGTAACCATCGAAGTGAGCAGCCGCTTCGCTCCGCCCATGAAATCCACGAGTGCGCCGAAGTTGACGGGCGACATGTCCATGATGGCGCGCAGCAGCAGCGGATCATGCACGCGATAGTAGACCGGCTTGCCGGCCACCATCACGCTCACGACATCGTGGCCTTCCGGACGCACGCGGCGGAAGAACGTGGTCCACTGCTCCTCCTGCTCCGGCGTCAGCGTTCCAACCGAGAGTCCAGCTTTCTCCAGCGCGGCCTTGATCTGCTCGTTGCCGATCTTCACCGCCTCGGTGCGCAGCTTCTCCTGCGTCATGGCCACGCCATCGGCGAGTGCCACGATACGGTTCATCGCTTCGTTCTTGTACACCTTGTCGATGATCGACGCGGTGTTCATCACGATGTTCTCCAGTACTGGCTGGATGCGTCGGTCGCTGCCGGTCAAGCGCTTGCTGGTTACCTTTTGACCAGAGAAGCCACGCTTGCGCGAGATGCCGCCGGCAACGTCTTCATCCTCTTCGACGCGGAAGAACGGAACGTAGTCGTTCTTCTTCCACAGCTCGGCCGTTTCCCTATCCAGCGCGCCGCGTTCGACGGCAAGGTCCAGCGCCTGACTGCGGAACTCCTGCCAGTCGTCGAACACCTTGGCGAACTCCGGGTACTCGTCTTCGAGTCGGATCAGCTTGTCGATCTCGTCAGGAGCCAGCAACTTCTCCTTGCTCGTTCCGTCCGGGTTGGTCTCATTGATGAGCTGCGAGCTGCGACGCGCAACCGCATACCCTTCCCACAGGTGCAGTAGGTTCTTTCCACTCTCGGATTTGAACAGCGGCATGAAGATTTCGTACAGGCCCTTGCGTCCGGGCACGCGCACGAACGAGCCGTCCTGATACACGGGGATGCCGTGCTTGGAGATGGCGGCCATAACCTGCGGCTGGTTCTTGGTGAGGCTAACGAACTTGTACGCCGACTCAGCAGCATCGAGCAGCATGCCGCCGAACTTGCTGCGTTCCAGCTTCTCGATGATGGCAGCGGAGTCTACCCACCCGGTCTTCAACTCCAGCCACGTATCAGCGCTACCAAAGTACCCGGTCATCTCGCGGAACCACTGCGCCATACGGTGGCCGAAGCTGAGTTCCGACGTGTGCGACTGGATCGTCTTTTCGAGGATCGCTTCGATGTCTTCGCTTCCGCGCTGGCGATTGCGCAGACTGAAGGCAGGGGTTTCCTCTGCGGCCATTTCCGAGATGTCGATGATGGTCGCGCCATCCTCGTTGTAGTGCTCGAAGCCAGCGAGCTGATCGTCAGACAGGGAGCCTTCGATAGCCACGACACGCTTCTTGCCCTCGTTCGCCAGATAGGACGCGAGGGAACGAAGGTCGCCGCTAAAGCTGATGATGCCCGCCGCCGGGGCGCTGCCCACTCCACCGTCGTAGATGACAGCGCTGTAATTATCGGCAGTGATCTGGCGCGTACCGTCCTGTCCGTACACGATGGAGCGATCCGGTCCAACCGACTCGGTAATGTTCTCTTCTACCTGCACAAGCGAAGCGCCGAGCTTCTCCAGACTGGAGGAAACGGTGCCGCTGCGAACGGAGTCGAACACGCGGCTCATCAGGAACTGCAGATCGCCATCGCTCCATTCGCGCACGTAGCCGATGCGGCGCAGGCCTTCGCGCAGCCATGCCATCATCTTCTGCCACAGCGACGGGCTTACGCTCGGGTCCGTCTTGGCGGCGAACTCGTAAGCCATCTTGCGGGCAGAGGACTGGTCGTAGTGAGGATTTCCGTAGGCGTTGGCATAGTCATCGACGATGGATCGCATGGCCGGGTCGTTCTTAAAATCTCGCCATACCTGATCCAGTAGCTTGTCCATCGCTCCTTTGCCAAGCGTTGAATATAGTCCGTAGTGTCCGAGCGTTTCTTCGGCGAAGATGCGTTCAACCGCAGCGTCAAGGCTTTCACCCTCGCGTTGCGAAACATTATTCGCGATGACAAATACCTTTTGCGTGGACGGATCAAAGAATCCTTCAACAAGGCCGTTGGCTCCCATGGAATTGATCTGGCGCAACGCATGCGCTGGAAGGTCTTTCTCGCTGGCGACCGTCTCGTATCCGGGGCGGCCCTTGATGTTCTTCGCGATGTCGTCAACGATGCGGCTGACTTCGATCAGGTTCTCGCCCTCGGCGATGTCCACGTCGATGTTCTCCATCGGCGCAGCTTCGGAAGACGTGGCATCGAAGTCCAGTCCAAGGGAGAACGCTTCTCCGTTGAGTTCGCTGAAGAAGTCCTCGTTGCGGGCAGCGTCTCCGATGATGTCGTTGGCATGCATCGCCGGGGTGACGCGCCCATCCATGTACACGAGACCGCGATTGGTCAGCACGCTCTCCTGTCCGTAGCGAGCGCCGAGCGCCTTGGCGGTGGCCTCGTCTGCGAGGATCAGGAAGTTGGCACCTTGGTCGACACCTTGGTACGAGCCGCTGACACGGCGGAACTCAACGCCGAGCTTCATCAGCTCGCCGGCCAGCTTCTCGTTAGCCGCTACGTTTACATCATTAGTCGCATCGCCAGCCGCTTCGCGAGTCGCGGTGAGGATTGCCCATCCGGGCTTCTTGAACGCCTTGGCCGGCGCGACCGCGAAGTCGTCCATGGCCACCGGGCGACGCAGGCTGAAGGGGACTTCCTCGCTTACTCTTTGGTTCCGCTTTTGCCGGAGAGCGTCAAGGCGCTTCGCGGTTTTGCGTTCGAGTTCGACCTGAGTATCCCGAGCAAACGGGCCTGCTTCTTCTTTAGAGCCGGCTTCGGCGACAGCTTTGCCAGCAACAGGTCGGCGAGCACGGATTCGCTCGATTTGTTCACCATAGCCATGTTCCTCCAGAATGCTGGCGTATTCGCCATGCGTAAACAGAGTACCAAAATCAGGGGTAGATTGCAGTAATTCGTCCGTCACATCGCGGTCCATCACGATGCTTTCGGCGTTGCGAATCTCACCGGCAGAGTCGGCCATCTCGAACACGGTCTTGGACCAGCTCCACACGGTCTCCTGCACCTCGGCCGGCGACCAGTTGTCCCCGGTGAGTTCCGTCAGGCGGCGCGCGGCGGAGCGCACGAGCGAACTCATGGCCAGATACCCGGGGCGCTTGCCCGGGTCACCAGATGCCAACAGAGTGCCGGCAAAAATCTTCTGGTCGACGGCAGCGAAGTTCGCCATCCATGTGTCGTTGGTCACCTCGTCGACATTGCCCACGAGGTTACGCATGAAGCTATCGACCTTCGGCCCGGACAGCCCGATGTCAGCCGGGTTCTCCGTGGTCAGGGCGCGCACGGTGTTGTTTATCCACGCCGGCAGAACGGAGAACATGCCGCCGCCACCTTCAACGCTACCGGCCATGATCTGGGTGATCTCGGCTTTGCTCTGCGGGCGACCGGCTGCATCCCAGTTGACCCACGTGTTGAGCGCATTGCGCAGATTGCTTTGCACGCTAGTCTGCGGCGACATCGCGGCCAACAGGCCAGCGAATCGCGGCGCGTCCATGCCGAACACTTCACTGATGGCCTCTGCACTCTGGCGATACCAACCGCGCTTCGCGCGACCGGCGAACGCGACAGCAGCCACTTCGTCAGGATCGGGCATGTTCTCCAGAATTGAGACGATCTTTGTAGCCGTGGCTTTCGTGACCTTGACCTGTTCCTTGGGCGTCAGGTTTCGCAACAAGGCGGAGGTTGTATCGGGCGTTTCTCGCGCCCCGGCTTCGATGACCCTTTTCCCCTTGGTCGATATTTTTGTGATGTCTTTCGGGTTCCATACCGCAACCGCATCTTCAAATTTCTCATCGAATACTCCAGCCCAACCATCATTGATGGCTTTGGCTTCTGCGCCTTCCCAACCATATTTATTGATGTAATCCGTCCACTGCATGTTCGACAAGTATTTGCCGCTCACGCTAACCGCGATCAGGTTCTTTCCGTACGGGCCAGCGACATCCTTGTATGGAGAAAGGTAGACGGCCGGACCCATAGCCCCGATCTTGCTCCGTTCAAAATCCCCGACAATGTTGCGGCTGGTGCCGTGGTAAAGCACCGTGTTCTTGAATGACGTTCCGCTCTGCGAAGGGTCGTGCATCTTCGCCACTTTGCGCAAGCTCAACGAAATATCTCCGCGCAGCTCAACCATCGGCTTCTTCGACACCGGGTGCGGCGGCACGTCGGTATCTCCCGTCTCTAGGTAGGAAGCGAACTGGGCGCGCGTCATGCGCGTAATGCCGCCGAACAGGCGCGACCCAAGGGCGGCAGGATACTCGGACAGGTAGGCGTTCTTCGCCTCTCCCTCGCTGGCATAACCAAGCATGACCTTCGGCTCGTCGAACGCGCCGTTGGTCTCCATCTGCCGGATCACGAAGACCGGCAGCGTGTTGTCGTAGGCACTACGCCCGATGTAGACATCTAGCTTCCCGTCGCCCACGTCCTTGGTGCCACGGATGTAGCCGTACCAGTGCTTCATCTTGCGCGACCAGCCACCGTCGACCGCGCGCCGGATCGAGCCCGGGACGTTCTCGATGGAGACGCTGATGTTCTCGCGTGCGGTCTGGCCCTTCAGGGTGCCGTGTCCCTTGGGGTAGTTTCCGGCCACCAGCTCGCGCGTGGAGGGGGCCTCGTGCGGGCTTTCCGGATGGACGGCGGCACCCCGGCCCATGGCCTCGATGCCCGCTGGGCCTGCCTCTGGGGTGACGGTGACGTGCTTCCCCGGTTGTGCTACAGTGACATTGTCCGCTTCGGAGGGTTCAGAAATGCGCGTGTCGGCCAACAAAGACTTGTCTTGGGTGTCGGTGCTGGATGACGGCTGGGCTGCCTCGCGCCGCGATGGCGTCTGGTCGCGCGGCGTCAACTTCTCGTCCGACGACTTCATGGAGGCCTTGGCCCCCGTGGACGACAACTTGTCCGCCAACTTCTTGGCGGAGGCGAGGGCTTCGCTCTCTGACAAACCGGCTCTCGACAAAGCCGACTGATAGGCCGAGTTGTACTGCTCGTACGACTGCGTCTGGTCAAACTCGAACTCGCGAAGGTCTTGCTCCAGAAGCTTGGAAAGATCGCGGTTCCTCCACTTCTCGAACAGCTCGTGGCCGCCTGACTTCTTCGCGGCCTCCAGCTCCTTGAGCGGCATGTAGTATTCGACGAGCTGCCCATTGGGCATGCGCATGTCCAGCGCAACGAAGCGCCAGCCCCACGACTTCGGGGTGGCCATCTTCTCTACGTCTACCTTGACGATCTCCCAGCCCTGATCCTTGACCTTGTCGGCGATGGATTCGAGCTGCTTGGGCGTGTCGATTACCGACTTGAATCGGAACGTGTCGCGCACGTGTTCGATGTCGTGCCACGGCTTCTCTGCAATGATCGACGGACGCTTCGACTTCTCGATGATCTGCTCGTCGCCCTTGATGCTGGAACCAGACGTAGTGCCAAGTTCAGCGTCAACCTGAGCAATAAAATCATCCACCAACGGCTTGTTCTCTGCCGTGAGCGCACGGATCGCTTCGAGCTTCTGCTCTGGCGTTGCGTCGCGCGGGATCGGATTGACGATCTCTTCTTCACTCAATACCCCTTCGGTGCCTTCGGCGACTGCGGCACCTTCGGGCGCGGCGGAGACGGAGCTTTCGGCACCTTCGGCGACGGAATCTTTGGACTCTTCATTCGGCTTTCTCGTGATGGTGAAGTCGACACCGACCGCACGCTTGATGCTTTCGGCGACAGCAACGAGGCCAGCTTCTCCGGCCTGCGACTGCGGAACCACCATGGTTCCGTCATTCATGACGTACGGGTTCGCGCCGTTCTTCGCGAGCGCTTCGGCGGTAGCTGCGCGCTGCTGGTCATCGAGCGGCTTGATCCGCATCTCGACATCGAATGCCAGACGCTTCGAGTCTTTGTCGTAGGCGGCCTCGGTGAGCATGCCGTTGTCGTCGAAGTCATCGCCGATGGCGGACTCCACCTGTTCCGGCGCAACGCCATCTTCGATCAGTTGTTCTAGCGCCTTGGAGAACTCCAGCGACGAGCGTCCACCAGCTTCGCTCTGTCCGGCCCAGCGCGCGACCTTGGCGAACTCGTTGGGTGGAATCTTCGCGTCCTGTACCTGCTGCAGTTGCTCGACGATCTTCGCTTCCAAGATCGGATTACGCGAGAACTTACCTGCCGCTTCCGGTGATGCCGATGCGGCCCCGGCCTTGTCCTTCGCCTTGGCCTGCTTGCGAGCGCCGCTGCCGACGAGCGGGGTGATCGAGCCACCCATGACGCCACCGACGAGCCCGCCGATCACCGCGTTACTCAGGACGCCCTCGGACAGGGACTGGCCCTTGTCCGCGTACTCGCGTAGACCAAGGTTCTGGAGGAACTGCTGCGAGCCCTCCTGCATGAACTCCTGCGCGCCCTCGGAAGCGAAGCCGGCCAGCGCCTGCCCGGTGATGCTGCTCTCCAGCTTCCCGGCCACCGCCTTGGCTCCAGCTCTGGCTGCAGCCTTGCCACCTAGGTAGCCCATCAGGCCGCCCGTAGGAGCCCCTAGGACGGCCGTGGACATGCCCACCCATGAAGCGGTAGTGCGCGCCATCTCTTCGGCTGTGGTGCGGCGTGCGTAGTCCCTGCGCTCTCCCTCGGGCATTCCCTCTGCCGACTGGTAGATGGCGAGGTAGCGGTCGCTTCCGGTGACCAGCTCGTCGTGGCTCATTGCGTTTACACGGTCTTCCATGGCAAGGCCGGATGCGCCTGCGGCCATGGCTCCCTCGGTCGCACCGCCGGCCAGCGCGCCGGCTGCGGTCGGGGCGTACTTGGCGTACTGGAGAATCTTGGTTGCGACCACCGAACCCTTGGCAGCGGCAGCGGCAACGCGAGCTGTGGTGACGGAAGTGGCGAGCGCGCCGAGCTTACCGGCCACCGCACCCGACCCCATGGTCAGGATCATTTCCGGGAGCGATCCGAGCGCGGCAGCGTACAGCGTGGTGACGCCGAACTCAGGATCGTCGATCCCGGCAGCGGCCTTCTTCTTGAAGTCTTCGCCGACTCGATCCAGCCAGAAGTCTGCGGACTCGCGGCTGCGCTTCTGCATCTGCTGGCCGATGGCTTCGGCCCCGTGCTCGAAGATAGCTCCGGCCGCATCGGGGAGGGCCTGTAATCCCGGGGCGAGTGATTCGAGTGCGCCACCGAGCGGCGAGTCTCCCTTGCCGGACTGCTCGACCAGCCAGCCTGCGGTCGCGCCAACTTGCGCCGCGCGACCGGCGAGGTAGTTGAACGAGTCGGCGGGATTGTTGACGACCGCGAGAAGCTGATTGGTCAGGGAGCTGAAAGTAAACCCGTCCTTGTTCTCTTCCTCGGGCTCGCTGAAATCGAACTCACCGAACGAAGAACCGGGAGCCTGAGTGGCTTCCGGTTCCGAGAAGTCGAACGCTCCATCCGGCTTCCAGTTGGTCGGCATTACCTGCCACCCTTCATCTGACGGGCGGCGGCGATTGCCTCTGGACGGGTCAATCCTTTACCCATGAAACCGTTGACGAGTGCCTGCTCGCTTGGCATGGCTCCACCACCAATCTGCGTCTGCGCGGCTTGAACCGCTTGCGACACTTTATCACGATCCATACCGGGCATTCCGCCAGAGGCCTTGGTCTCCGGATTGTCCTTGTTGCCGGTGACACCAGAGAAGTCGGGGATACCGACCGCGCCCGCATACTTCTTGATGTTCTCTTCGATCTTGCCGGTGGCCTCCTGAAGCTGCGGAGCGTAGCGCGAGCTGACTTCTTGCTTGGCTGCGGCCAACTTCTTCGGATCGACGGCGAGCATGGGGTTCTTGGCGATCTCTCCCATCTCTTTGTTCATCTGATCGAGCAGGCTGGAGTGCTGTCCGGAAGCTTGGGACACACCGAGTTCGTACACCTTGAGCTGACGCTGAAGGTCGCGATCCTTCTTCGCGTCTTCAACTTGCGAGGCTTGCTGCTTGAGTTGCTCGAACTGCGCGCCGAGAGACTGGGCATGGCGGGCGTTGATCGCACCCTGCTCCATACCAAACATCTTCATCCGAGCGCCCTGCTCCTTGTCGAACATCTCGCCACGGAATGCGCGATCCTTGTCCGACTCGCCAGCGTTGAAGTCCTGCTGCTTGCCGAGCATGGTCTCGCTGTGCTGCATGCTGATCTCCTGCATGCGCGCGGAGAACGCCTGCGAGGATTCCTGCATGGCCTGCTGGAACTTACGCGACTCGTCTTTCTGCTGCTGGTCGGCGCGAAACGCGGCGATGTTCTGCAGCCCGCCGGCAAGGTCTCGAAGCGCGTTGCTGATTCTGCTGTCGCCCATCACGCACCTCGGGAGATTACTTGCTTGCGGATGGAGTCGATGTCCATGCTATCGAACATCGAATCGTCGACCTGTCCGGTCTCGACTTCCTTGGCGATCTGCTGATCCCAGAATGCCTTGGCCTCTTTCTGATCTTCTTCGGTGAGCTGGCCGGACTCCTGAAGCTTGCGACCGAACAACTCGGTGGCGAGCATCTTAGCCTCTGCCATGATAGCGTACTCCTCGTCCGTGAAGTCGCCGTCGCTCGGCATCTCCGGCTCGGTGCCTACGGGCATCTCTTCGGTGGCCGGCTCGATGCCTGTAGGCTGCGCGGCGAACGGTTCCGGCTGTGCAGCGGGCTGCATCGCCTGATCGCCAAAACCCTGTGGGGCCGCCGGCGCTGGCGCAGCTTGTGCAGTAGGAGCTTGTGCAGTCGACTGCATAGGCTGTGGGGCAGCTTGTGCAGCGGGCGCGGCCTGCGCGCCAGCGGACTTACTGTAGTCGCTACCGCCATTGAAGATGCCAGCGGCAGAGCCGAGCATGTAGAGCCCAGCGATCACTTCGTCCGCGCCATGGAAGATGACATCGGGCGAGTACGCGACGTTCTGACGCTTCGCTGCATCGTGCAGAATCTTGACGGTGCTCACCGTTCCTTCGGCCAGTGCCTGCGGAATGGAGAACGTGGAGTTGTTCATGACATCGAGCACGGCGTCGCTCGGCGACTTGCCGCCACCCTCTGGTTGACGCGAGTCGGAGATCATCGCAATGGCGCGGGCCACGAAGTCATCGTACTGGTCCTGCTCTTCCTGCGTGACCTCTTCGACCTCTGCCGGGTCCATGGCTTCGCGACGCTTGAGATCGTCCTCCGGATTACCGGATACGAACTGCTGACCCTGCGGCTGTGCGGCGGGCGCGGGGGCCTGCTGCTCTTCACCACCAATGAATGGCTGTGCCATCACGCACCTCCCGGGGTGTAGCTACCAGACTCGTAGCCCTTCTGCACGAACTCCATGCGCTTCTCCAGCTCGTCATCGCCGATGAACTTCGGCGTCTCGGCCGCCTGCGCCGGAAGGCCTCTCGAACTATCCAAGAACGATGCGGGGATAGGCGTGCGCGTGCCGTCCTTTTGCGGCGCGGGGCTCGAAACAAACGGCGCTCCAGCCTGTCCGCCAGCTACCATCTTGCCGGACACTGAGTCGTAGTCGAACCCGGTTCCGCTTCCCTTGCCTTCGCGGTCGCGTCCGTAGAACTGCTCCTGCTGCGCGAACTCGTTGCCCGGTTCCTCCTGCTTGGGAGCCATGAGAGAGGAGGCCATCTGCGCGCCGGTAGCGAGCATCTGCATCTTCTCGAACGAGGACATGCCGGTCCACATGTTCTTGGCCCCGGTCACCGCCTTGCTCACCAGACCCTTCGCGCCGGTCGCGCCACCTTCGGCCGCACTCGATGCGGTCGACGCGGCAGTGGACTGCGGCGAAACGGTCGCGGCGGCTTGCGAGTATCCGCCCTGTCCGCCTGACTTGAGTACGTTCGCGCCCACGGTCTCGGTCAGGGAGGCTCCGCCAGCGGCGGCGGCGATGCCACCTCCGAACCCGGCCCCAAGGCCCGCTGCAGCGCCACCAGTGGCCAGCGTGCCCATGCCCAGTGCGCCCGTACTGGCCGCGCCCAGACCGGCCGCCGTGCCCGCTCCAAGGGCGGCTGCGCCGCCGGCTGCACCGAACACCGTGCCACCCGCTGCGGCTGCCCCTGCTCCCGCCGCTGCTGCGCCTCCACCGACTGCCGCTGCGCCTGCTGTGGCCGTGCCGGCGGCTGTTGCCCCGGCTGCACCCGCACTGGCCGCGCCAGCGGCTGCGGCACCTCCCCCAGCCGCTGCTGCTCCACCTACTGCGAAATAGCCGAGCGCCGCGCCTGCGGTAAACACAATGGCGGCAGCGATGATGATCTCCTTCCAGTAACGCTTCACGAACTTCGTTACTTTCTTGAAGACCTTTTTGACGCCTTTGACGACACCGCTCATGACATTTCTCTCAGCTTGGGGTGCTCAATCCGCCAGAATGAACCTTGCAATTTTAGCCCTGCGCGCTCGTACATTGCGGCAGCGGACTTGTGTTCGATGCCCGAACTCACTGCCGTCTCGAAGCAGACGACGCGAGGACGAGACCATGCCCACTCGATAGCTTCCTTCAGCATCAGCACGCCGTCTCCGCGACGCTTGGAATAGAAGACGAGATCGGTTGCGTACTTCGCGCCGACCTTGTCCTCGACCCACCAGAACTCCTCACAGATGCAAAGGATCACACCAGTGAGTTCGCCGTCGTGATCGGCAACACGGACGAATCCGTTGGGCGTTGCCTGCAGGTACGATGTCTTCTGCAGCACGGTGGCGTAGTGCGGCTTGAACATGTGATACAGCGACTTGCGATGAAGCCCGTCGTAGAGTTCGACGAGCTTCTGCATATCTCCATTTTGGATCGCACGGATCATCGACGGTACTGCTGATAGAGTGCGGCGAGATGCTGCTCGATAGCTGCAGCATCGGACTGCTTGTTGAAGCCACGTCCGAACTGCGCCTGATGTCCAGCCACCACTTCGTTCCATGCGCGCTGGTACGCCGGGTCGCTTCCGTACAGCGACTTGTTCACGCTCGGCACGCCACCTACCATGGTCACCATGCCACCCGGGACCGGCGGCGGAGCCGCGACCTGAGGGATAGCAGGGGCCGGCGCGGCAGCGGGAGCTGCGACCGGGACGGGCTGGAAGGAAGGTGCCGGTGCCGGCGCGGGATTGCCCGGGCCTAGCGCGTGACCGGAGAAGTTGAGGTAGCCGCGCGCCGTGCTCGTCGGGTCTTGCGGCACGGTGTACGTTGCGGCGAGCTGTGCGTTGACGGCATTGTACTGGCGAACCGCATCGGAGATCGCGGCCTGCGCCTGCTGCACGGAGATGTTGGGGTTGCTTCCGATTGCGCCCACGGTGTTCATCAGCATGCGTCCGTTCTGTCCGACCTCGGACATGTAGCTCAACTGCGACTGCCAGCCGAACTTCTGCTGCTCTTGGTACAGGGAGTTTGAAGATTCGCGATCCATGCGCTCCAGCGCCTGACTCTGCTGCAGCTTCAAACTCTCCATGTTCTGGCCGTAGGCCTTGTCCATCTGCGATAGCACGTTCATGTGCTTGGCAGATTCCAAGTTGAGGTCGATGACACCTTGCGCGCCCATCAGATTGAGACGCGACTTCATGTCGGCGTTGATCTTTTCGAGATCGGCCATCTGCTGCTCGCGCAGCATCATGACGCCCTGCTTGAAGTTCTGTTCCGACAGGAGCGCGTTGTGCATGAACTGCTGCTCGGCCAGACCGAACTGGTTTTTCATCGCGGCATTGAACTCGCCGGAACGAGCGAACGTGGCCGCGTCCTGCGACGCGATCTTGAAGCCGACTTCGGCCACGGCCATCTCGGCCGAGCGCGCCGCCATCAGTGAGTTCTGGCCCCCGCGCGCGGCATGCTCGCGAACGACTTGCTCGCGAACCTGTTTAAACACTGGGCTGTCCGACTTCATGATGTCGGTGAACTGACCTTGCACGGTCTGGTTCTTGTCGACATTCCACTCTGTCGCCTGCGGCTTATCCTCCGGCAGCTCCGAAATGAAGCTGGGAGCCTTGGTCAGGTCTTTGCCGAGATCGGAGTTCTCCGCCAGATTCGACTGACTCACGTCCTTGTTTACGAACGGAGTCAGGTCAGGCGGAGTAGTCGGATTGATGAATTGCTCATTTGCCATCACGCGGTTCCTCGGCCTCGTAAAGGCGCAACACCCACGCCTGCAATTCGTCAAGTACGCGGTCGAGTTCTCCACCCCACCGTAAAGCTTCGACGTACTCCTGAATGAGGATTTTAGCCTGTTCCTGCTCCGGTAGTCCAGTCAGCGGGCGCGGGGCCGGCGGAGCGTTAATCGGCGCGAGGAGGGTTACCGGGCGATCCGGGAGCTGTGACTTTATGGTGGGCGTCGAAACGCAGCCTGTCACCATCAGGAGTAATGCGAGCAATGCCGACATCTGTACGCGCGATTTCATCTCGAATCCCTTGAATATCTATGTTGAGGGAGCGGATCGACGCGAGTACAGCAGCCTCTCTTTTGGCTGCATCTTCATTGAACTTGCGCATCCTCTCGGCTTGAGCATTGACTTGCTTCACGGCTTCTCTTAATTCCGCTGCATCCTTGGCGTCGTGCCTCCACCCGTTCACTGCCCAGCCGCCGCCAAAGCCTGCGATGGCGATGGCGGCGGCCAGAACGAGTTTGGATTGCAGGCCGATCATGCCCCGGCTTCGTCCGCTTCGTCTGCGGCTTTGGCCTTGGCCTCGTCACCCTTCTGCTTGACGTAACGCAGAATGAGGCCGGCGAGCGCGGCGTACTGCATCATGCGGGACGGAGTCGCCCACATGGACAGGTCGATTAGGCCGCTGGTGGCGACCATGTTGTACAGCTCGGGCAGGCCCATGATGAGCAAGAAGGCGTACGTGGAGTAATACTTCCACGCCTTCTTGATCTCTTCGACATCGAACAATTTGCGCAACATTTTCATTTCCTCATTCCACTGCGTCGTAGTCTGCAGAGTCGACCACTTCCACGTGGACGGGCTCCGCGATGTTTCCAAGCTCCCTCTTCAACTTCTCCATGGCGTTACCTGTTTCGCTGAGTGACAGGCTGTTTGCTTGCAGCCCGACAATCAGGTATCCGGCCTTGCCTTCCTTCCTGCTGTCACCGGATACCGGGTGGTCGCCGATGGCGAGCTTGTCGGAATTGAACGTCAGCATGTGAGACCCTTGATCGAGCATGTCAGACCTTCGTTCGAGCGTGAAGATTTCGAGGTCTTTGAAATACAGGATGCCGAACACACTGCGGCGGGTGGCGCGATGACGAACGATCTGGACATTCATGTGAAGCGAAATACTCCTACGATTGCGGCAATGGCCGCACCAAGGGCAGCCAGCCATTTGATTCCTCGCGTCACTGACTTTGCAGTGCCGAAGGCCTTGGTGAGTTCCTCTACCTTTCCGCTGTCTACGATCTGCTGTGCGCGTATAAGGCGCATCTCCCTACGGAGATCACGGATCAAAAACAGGAGCTGTGTGGTGGTAGCATTTTCCGGCGGAAGGTCGTTGATGTCTTCATCGTTTGCCATCGCTGCTTCTCCAAACATACGGTGGCTTCACGCCCTTCATCAGCTTCTGCTGAACCTTGGCTGCTGCCTCGGCCTTGGATATTACCCTATCTCGATTCAGGTCCAGACCAGAGTTCTGGCGGTATGTGGTTGGCCTTTCATCTGCGGTCCATAGGGACGAACTCTCCGGGCGACCAATCGCCGCCGGCCAGAGGATCGCCATGTAGATGTCCGCCAGCGTCTTCAGGCGGCCCTTGTAGGGGCGGAAGTACGCGAACACGTAGTCCAATTGCCGTTCCGGGGTCATGCCTGCCAGCAGCGCTGTAGACGTTCCCATGTCCTTTGCAGTGGATGGCATGAACTGGATCAACCCCACGGCTCCAGAGCCGGCTGCGTTGCGGATGTCAGAGCTGAAGGACTCAGCGGACTCCCACGCCATGCAGGCCATCAGGCTGTCGGCAGGGATGCCTTGATCGCGGCACCCGGCAAACACCTTCTTGCGGAACTCGGCCGATACCTTGTTGCCCCATGCGAGCGATCCGGACTGCTCGATACCAATCGCGGCATCGAGCGCCAGCTCCGTGGTCGCGCCCCAGCGTCCGTCGAGCGGGCCGGGGTCGAACCCGGCCGCCTTGAGTTTCTGCTGCACGATAAGGATGCTCATATCAGTTCCGACTCCACGAGTGCTGCCAGATTTCCGCCACCGTTGTCACCCCACGATATGACGCCGCCGCACGACGCGAACGCGGCATAGTTGCTGACGGTGGTTAAAAATAGGGAATGAGCGTTTCCAATCACAGTCAAGGTTCCAAGCGATACGTTGAGAACCTCGCCCAGAGCGCCAAACGCAATAACGCTTGTTGTCCCGGTTATCGCGATGGATGGATTGGTGTCTCTCTTCGTTACCTTGTATTGAACCTGTGCCCGCGTGTCTCCGTTGGAGGTATATGTCACCCCGTTGATCCTCAAGAGTGACACCAACTCGAAATATCTCTGGCAACGAATGAAGTCAGTAGCCAACGAAACCTGTTCAAAGTTGGATGCGAACGGCCCTTCCTCAAGCTGCACCTGAGCGATATCGAATGTTCCGGACTGGTGCCCAAGGTTACCGGATCGCGCGTTGTAGTCGCTACCAGCTTCAAGGAAGAACTGCATCATCAGGAACTCTTTGGAGCTACCAATGGTTTTACCAGCGATTGACGGTACATTGAATGTTGCCGTGAACTTCTGCCACGACGTGGTCAGGTTGAATTTTGCGATGTGCGCAAAAGCCTGAGGGGATGAACCACCACCAACGCCGAACTGTTGGATGTATTCCAAGGCAATGGGCTTGGCGGAATCAGCCTTGGCCCAGAATGATATCGTCGCAACTTTACCAGCGAGCGTACGCACGCCCTCTATGTGTTGGCCAAAAACTGCAAAAGAGCTTGCAGATGCTCCTGCGACGACAACGGAGCGATGAAAATACGCCGGCTCATTTGGCACTTCTGTTTGTCCAAGCGTGAACGCCTGACGTGACGGACTCACCGTGGCACCGTTTGCGGCTGCGTCGAGCCAGTGGTCCGCTAGGTACATGTAGCCAGTAGTAGGGGCAGACGATATTCCGCGCTGCCAAATAAGGAAGTCGGCATTGATGATGTAGTTATGAGCGATGGAGGTTCCGCTTATCATGACCTCGAACTTTGCAAGGTCAATGGAACCGGAAGACGCAGATGTATGCGAGACCGTAGCGACGTAGACAGTTCCGCTCGGATCGCTGCTGGCGACATCGCCGACCACGTAAACGGTGTCGTGAGCCCATGCGCCTTTCCACGTAAATCCAGCAGCCACTGCCTCTGGCTGTCCGGTAACGTTATTGAAGCGCATGAAGAGGCCGGCGCGATTTACCGCCGAAGGCAGCGGAGCCAACGTCTCGCCGAGCGGTCCTTTGATCGCACTGTTCTGCACGCTGTTGACGGTGTCGAAGGCGGAGGCTACTGCCGCAAGTTCGTCCTTGACCTGATCCGCTCGCGCAGTCTGTCCGGCCTGACCTTGGAAGTTCTCGTTGTACAGTGGATTCGTCATGACTTATGCGCTCGTTGAGCCGCGATTGATTCGGCGGATCGAGTGATGGTAGGAGAGGTTATGGATCGTGTGCGACATTTCCCGACTTGACTTGCCGTAGAAGTACATCCCGATATTGTAGCCGTCGCCCTCGATCTTGAGGGATATCTGGTCGAACGCGGCACCAGCCCACTTGAACTGATCCCAGTTGCTCACGTTCCAGATACCGCCGCCGCCTTCGATGTTCGCGTCCAGTCCGACCTGTCCGGTGCGGTTGCCGTAGTTGAAGTCGACGGTAACGAACAGCGTGACCGGCCCATCCACGTCGATGTCGATGGTGGCCTTGCGGTAGTGCTTGAAGCGATCCGGCGTTCTGGAGTGATGGTAGGCGGTATGCATGAAGTATTCGATGTCGCCGCCGTCGAAGCTGGAGCCGATGTCCATCTCGTAGACGTAGCCGTCGAGCGCTCCCATGAAGACACGTTCCGGGAAGATCGGTCCCGGGTTCTGCGTCTGCCCCGGGATGATCGCGACCGGGTACTCCAGCTCGCCGGAGTCGAAGCATGTGGGGCTGACCGGATACTTGATCGGCGTCCACCCACTGAGCTTGTTGCCCGCGCGCGTGTTGATCGCGAGCCCGGTTCCGTCGCTGAAGAAGAACCGATACAGGTTCTTGGATCGAGCGATGACGTTGCCGGCAACGTTGTGTGCCGATAGCTGTAGACTCAGCAGCGGCTGAATCTTGTCGCTGATCGAGTTGGCCTTGAAGTTGCCGTACTCCTGCGCGGACTTCAAGGTCGAGAAGCCCTGATCGTCCAAGAAGATGGTGTGCCCGATCTCGCCAGCCGTATCCGGCAGCATGCCGGTGGTAGGACTGAAGAGACGGAGCTGGAAGTTCTCCACCACGTCGCCGTAGTAAACGTACGTCGAGTTGCGCGTAGCGATGAACACCGTGTTGTTGGTGCCTTCCTTCAGCTCGGTCACGTCGCCGCCAATGCTGCGCTCGTCTGCGCCCAGAACCGGGCTCCAGTTCAACGGCGTCTGGTAGCCGCTGTTCTGGACCGAACCCCCGGGGAAAGTGAGCCCAAGGTGGTTGTTGAGTACGAAGATGTGGTCGGGGGTGTCGACGGCCATTCCGGTTTCGATGAGGACGAACGTGGTGCCGTCGTACTCGAATGCGCGGTTGACGGTATTGACTCCATAGAGTCTGGTTTTGTCGCCTGCTCCTGCGAAGTTGTGTACGCGAGTGCGGTAGCGACCGTTAGGAAGGAGTGACTGAGCAGCGGACGAAAGATACTGGGCATGTTTAACTCCACCTACATTGAGGTCTTCGTTGGCGATGAACGCCCCGGTGATCGAGTTGACGATGATGAAGCCACTGGCGTCCAAGCCAACGTAACTGCCATCGTCGCTCACGATGCGCTTGGCGATAGCCGTAGCGCCAGACGAGGCACCAGTGATGGTGTCGCCTTCTTCGATCTCGGGTCCGCCCTCATCGAAATAGATTTTGTACCCAAGGTTGACTTGCTGCCAACCGGTAAAGGCGTTGGTGTCGGTCTGGAACATCAGGGCTTCGGTGCCGGAGATGGCGTTGCGCCATGCGACCACACGGTCCTTGTAGATGGCCACGCCCAACACCTTGCCGGTGCATAGGCTACCGCCAACGGTCTCGATATCAGCCCGGTAGAACTCGGTCTTGTCGGAGATGATCTGTACGTTGAGGTCGTTCGTGGGGGCGCTGTTACGCGAGGCCTGAGACGAGACGCCGACCAGTGTACCCGGGTGCGCGTCGATCACGTCAGCGGTGTATATGTCGCCGTCCTGATCGAAGCCATCGTCGAACTCGGTCGTGTCAGTGGTCTCCACCACACCGATCACGAACGTCCCGTCACCTAGATCGTTGATGCTCACCACAACGCCATCGGCAATCTGCGTGGAGTTGTTGAAGACGGTCTCGCCTATCGCGTACTGGCGCAGACGATAGCCAAGCACGAACGGGTCGGCCGTTACGCCGTCGACCGTGATGGTCCAGTAGTCGGCGCGCGTCGGGCTCGGTCGTCCGTCGAAGCGCTCGAACCCATCGACACGACGGTATCCGCCACGCGGACCCGGTTCGTAGTTGCGGCACGTGAGCAGCCCACCGGGCGTCTGCGCGAGCGGCGGATCGACGAGGTTGAGCCCGCCTTCAAGGACGAACCAGTCGTTGACCCTTACTCCGGTCCTGCGCTGCAGGGAGCCGGATCGACGCATGGCGTCAGCGAGATTCATATCCGCCCCTGCCAAGGAAGTCAGGCTCTGGCAGTCCGCGATTCTGCGAGCGACGGCTGTTGCGCTGCCCCGGAAGGTAGGCGCTCTCCATCTTCTCCAGCGTGTCCGCGTACTCGGCAACGAAGCCGGTGTCGATTTCGGGCGCGTCCTCGCGCGTGCCATAGAAGACTGCAGCGCGAGCAAGGATGATGCGGTCGAAGTGCGTAGGGATCGGTGACACGCTTCCGTTCTCTGTCATGCGAGTCGGCGTCTTGTGGTATTCCAGTGACCACGGCGTTGCGTCCGTCACGTTGCTGGATACTTCGATGATGCCGTCCGGGCGAACGGTCCAGTACCCCGGCGTGGACGAGTTGTTCTTCGGCCTCGTCTTGAATTGAGCACGGAAGTCCGGGTAGCTCATCCACTTCGGGCGGTACGCGCGCACCGTGCCGGCATGAATCACCATGCCCTCTTCGATCTCCGTCTGCATGTCGGTGATCGAGCTGATGACGCCCATGCCTGCGTTGAGCGACTGGCCAGCCGGACCCTCGGTCCACAAGAACTTCCAGTCGGACCACAGGTTCTGCACGTACAGGTCAGCGTCGGCGATCCACTGCACGACGTTGGCCAGCTCTCCCTGCTGGCCAGTGACGGCGGATGGGCCGGTGCCTCCCGCGATGCCAAGCTCGGACACGAAGGCCTTGCACAGATCGAGATAGGACCGGCTCATTCGTTACTCCACGATGCTCGCCAGAGCGATAGCGTTTAAACGGACAGAGGTTTCGTCCTCGCCTTCCATGACCAGTACCGAATCGTCACCCTGCTTCGCGGCTTCGTGCAGCATGTCGCGGACTTGCGCCGGGGTGTAGGTCGACATGATCGACGACACCTTGGCGTCCTCTTCCTTGTACTCGGGGCTCGGCTCCATGGCGACGGAGTGACCCTCGCCGATGGTCTCGGCCATCATGGCTTCGGCGGTAGGCGGCTTCTCTGCCTGCCTGAGCGACATGGCGCGCACGTTGCCGGCCGCCTCGTCCTCCATGGCTTGGATAGCCTCGGGCGACAGCGATGGCCGTACGCGGCCAACCACGCGGCCTGCCTTCTCCTGATCGACCACGGATACGGTGGCACCGTTCTCGGCGATCATGTTGTCGCCTTCGCGGCGAAAGATGTTGCCGTTACGGTCGACGTAACGGCCGCTGAGTTCGCCACCAGAGATCATGGCAAAACCGGGGACATCGAGACTCATAGCTGCTCTCCTGCTGGGATTACCGCTGCTTGCCCTTCGGCAAGTACGGGAACTGGTCGTTGACCTCTTGGTTGGTCATCGGCACGCGCATAGTGTAGCCCTCGCCCAGCGAGGCACTGCGGCTGCGCGACGCCTCTACTTCGGCGTGGGTGCGGACGCGATCAACGGAGCGAGTGGTGGGCTCGTTGTTGGCCTCGTCGAGATGCGGGGCGCTGTGCGTGTACGGGATCGAGTTGGGCTCCTGCGGGATCGACGGACCCATGGACATCACCATGGCGTCGAAGGAAGAGCGGCGGCGGGACTGTGGCATGTTCGTGTTCCTTTAAATGAGAGAGGCCCGCCCGCCACATGGGCAAGCGGGCCTCAATGCAACCGCAGGAGAGCCGGCTGCGACTGCGCTTTAGGCGACGCGCTGGCCGCCAAGGGAGCCCTTCTGCGGACCCTTCGGCTTGCCGTTCGCTTCGTTGCGGCCCATACCAAGAGCGTCCGGGGACTCCGTGATCTTGGCCTGCTGGGACAGACCCATCGGCAGCGACGCACCGCTCGACGGGGGCTTGCGGGGGGACTTGTCGCCCTTCATGCTCATGACTGTATTTCCTGTGGTAGTTGGTTGAGGTGGATTACAGGTCGGCCTTGACGTAGTCGTATTCCACGACCACGGTCACTTCGGCCTGTCCGGTCACTGCCGCGTCATCCACGGCAAAGACGTTGGTCACCACCATCGCTTCGATGGCGGCCAGACCGCCGGCCTCTGCACGATAGATGCTGTTGAGGCCACCACCGGCAGTGCGGAAACTGACCATGGAGCCAACTGCAGTCGCATTGGGGATGGTGAGCTGGGCGAACGCATCGAGATCGCCGGAGCGACCGATCTGCACGGCGGCGTCGGACGTGTCGGACTCGAAGATTTCGGTGACGTGGGCGATGATGTCGAGGACTCGGAACTGGGTCGCGCCCAGCGCCAGCGGAATCGAACGGGTCACGTTCGCGCCGGCACCGAAGTCGATTACGCCGAGATTGTACGAGAAGACTCGGGGCTGGTCATACGAGGACATGATTCATTTCTCCAGTGGGATGCTTGTGGAACGACGCCCGTTAGGACGCCGAGTCCCACTTGACGATGCGGGCGTTCGCTGCGTCGGCCGCGCTGGCACCATGGACGAGACCGAAGCCTCCCAAGTAGTACCATGCGACACCACGCGAGCGGCCATAGTCGGTCGGAATCTTGCCGCGAATCTCCTCCGGGATCGCAACGGCCTCGGTGACCGTGTCCTCACCCATGAAGAAAATCCAGTCCGACTTCGCGGTGTTCCATGCGTCGGCGGTGCGGAAGTTCCACGTGGTGGAGTCGAGCGCGCCACCCTTGGCGACGTGGGTCTGCTCGCAGAAGCGAACGCCCTCGTAGCGACCGATCTCGCCGTTGGCGATGTGGCGGAAGCCGGTCTCCACGTACTGGTGGATGGCCTCCAGATCGTTCTTCATCTTGCGCAGGGTGGTGGGCCACGCCATGGCGTAGTAGTCATCGTTGATGTACGGAGGAATGTTGCGCTCCTTCATCACGTCCACGATGGCCTTGACATGGTCCTTGCCGAACTCGATGTTGTTCGCGGTCACGCCGGTCGAGCCGTCCGTGGTCACGACAACGGAGGTCGTCGAAGTACCGGAGGTCGGGGAGACCTTGAGCACGGTGCGGTTGAACTGCGCGTGCGCGGCACCGTCGAAGGTTTCCTTCGCATCGACCTTGAGCACCTTGTGGATGATCTCGGT